ACAGAAAGACGCACAAACGTAGAGAGAATAGCAAGTTGCTCCTCTTTATCTTCTGCATGTTCTTTTAGTTTACCTAGAAGACCTTTCTTCTCTTCTGGTTTAGTTTCTTCTTTAACTGCCATACTCTTAATGATATAACAGCTTTATTTATCATTCTGAAACTTGTCGTTTTTTACCAATGTTATACTTGGACTCAAGCAACCAATCGCCCTTTTCTTTGTAAGCAATTACCTTGATTTGACTTAGAGGTGCAGCATCTTTAATGCTAGATTCTTTTACAATCTCTACTAATCCCCAGTCAGATAGTAATTTAATAATCCTATTCCTACGTTGCAGATCATTCTCAGAGAGGTTTGCTTTCTTACCATCTAGTGCAAACAACTCTTTAAAATGAACAATATAATACTGTCCCTTCTTGTGTAAGATATGGCAAGATTGATATAGTTTTCTCTCCTTTCTTGAGGCAACACCAATTCTTGTAAGAGTCTCACGAACTTTAAGGAAATCATCAGGTTCCTTTAAATTCACCTCTACCATGTCATTTCTATTCCACTGAACCTCTTTAAGTTCATTCATGTTACTTACCCCCTGTATTCAATTTGTCTCTAATAAAGTTAACTTGTTGCGGAGTGAGGATTTCAAGTGCCTGTTTTGCTTTTTCATAGGAGTACCCATAATAACGCTTCACAAGTTCAAGATCATCAATCTTCTTTTTCTTACCCCAAGGAGAGAATCTCTTGCGGCTTCTGACGATATTTATAAAAAAATCATATTGCATACGGTTACTCAAAACAGGATTCATATTCATTTCATTCGCGAACATCACAGTGTCCATGTGATGTGACATACATTTGTTTACAACGTATGCAGGATAATTCTTTTCCCAACCAGGATCTTCGTCCTCTCCCATAAGGGATTGCTTGGAATAGTTAATAGAGTTTAGGTAATCCTTAAGAGGATAATTAGATGACATAATTTAGAAGAAGTAGTTCTTTTCGCTGTTGTTGATCTTGCATGTATTGACCAACGGATCTCATAGTATATGTATGATCATATTCTGTCTGCTGCCAACCTTCAAACCTATTCTTTACTAGGTTAGAAGAATTATATGAAATCATTTGATCACATTGAAATGAATCACACTTCCGTGCAAAACGATCATGATCAAATCCCATATGCATATCTCCAGATTTACCATACAAATTTGATTTGATATCGTACGGAGGATCTAGATAAACAAATACATCTTCATCGTCTTCCAAAAGTTGTTCATATGAAAGATTGGTGATATTCCAATTCTTCATCACCATATGATAATACTTAAGTTTTTCAATTCCTCTCAATGAGAAATTTGAATCTGATGCTTGTGGACTGAAAGAAGAAGATTCAGATAAACCACTAAACGAACATTTATTTACAACATAAAATGCGACTGCCCTATGAAAGAGGTCACACTCAGTAGGTTTCTTTTCTAAGTATGCTTTCGCTTCAAGGAACAATCCTTTTGCACTACCTCTATCAGGATATCTGGTCTTCAATGAAATCAATTCATCGGTAAGTTTCTGACCTTTTAATTGAAGTGTTTTCCAGAAATTATAAAGTGGTTCATATAGATCATTGATCCAAATATCCAGATGAGGATTCATCTGAGATACATACAAGGCAACTGATCCACCACCAACAAAGGGTTCTCTAAATTCTGTATAGTCACTAAAGTCAGGAAAGAACTGTGCCATCTTTTTTACAGCACGAGACTTTCCACCAGGATAACGAAGAGGAGTTTTTAGAGCAGTCTTTGTAATCATCGTACAACCATGTCGTCAGGATAAGTATAAGGCGGTGGAATAAGAGGTGCATAGTAACCTCTAGGTTCTGGTTCTAGAATAGTAATTGTAGCATCTATAATCCTATTGATAGACCTTGCCATCATTCGATATCCAGATCCAACATATACTTGACCTGCAACTACTGCTACAGTAGCAGTGCCCCAGAAAGTATAATACCATTTAGATTTTAATTGGTGTCTTACTTTTTCTTTTTTAGTCATCATGATCATCAAACGGGTCCTCCAACCCTTCATTAGCAAAGAATCCTCTATAGATTCCATATAGAATAAGCATAACCGTAATCACTGCTAGACTGATTGCTAGAGTGATGTTTGGGTTAGCATTGTAATGTGGAATAATAGCATTACATTTAGACCAAGTACCAGGCAATGTATACACTGGTGGACATGATCCGATTAGGTCTCGCATAGCGAGCATTTCTCCTACTCCAATCATTTGAAATTACACTCCAACATAATTTGTGTTAAACAAGCAAGAAGATTAACTTCTTGATCTACTACGAAAGCAGATTTGTATTGGTATTCAGCAATGATTAATACTGCTGCAGCAACACTAGGACCATCCATAATAGAAGATGTACTATCATACAACCTTCTCATAATTGAAACAGGATCAGCGTCTAGATTAGCATGAACCCACTTCTTTACATCATTGAACTTTTTACTTTTCAATGCAGCAACAAGTGCATCCATATTAGCGTCACCTAACGCTGCCAGAATGCCAGTGTCGATAGACCCCGTTGAGGAATACTTTTGGAGTTCGTTGATTGTGCGTCGGAAGTCTGGGAAGTATTTCTGGACGACCTCTGCCACAACTCTCTCAGAGTGGGTGACCTTCTCGCGGTTGAGGATATCCAAACACCGCTTAAAAAATTGACTAGCAAGTTCTTGCTTGGTTTTCCCACGAACATTAAACTCCACAACAGTAGTCCTACTATGTAGAGGTTCAATAATACGATTCTTGAAATTGCAAGTAAAGATAAACCTACAATTCTTTTGGAATGTTTCGATGTTTGCCCTCAATAGAAGTTGAACATCAGGAGTGGTGTTGTCTGCCTCATCAATGATAAGGACTTTATGTTTACTTGTAGAGGTAAGTGAAACAGTAGAGGCAAAGTTACTTGCTTGATTACGTACAGTATCAAGGAATCTACCCTCGTCAGAACCATTAATAACATAATAGTCTGCATTGAGTTCATTACACAATGCTTTTGCAATAGTAGTTTTACCTACACCTGCAGTTCCAGACAAAAGTAGATTAGGAATTTCGCCTTGGTTGATAAAACCTTTGAAGGTTTCTTTCACAGATTCTGGTAGAATACAATCATCCACTGTTGTAGGACGATACTTTTCTACCCATAAAAAATCATTCATCATTTAGTTTACGATCAATTTCAGTGCCTACCCATTCTGCTGCTTCCATGCGTTCATACATGTATTCTGCTGATGCGTTAGGTAAGTTGTTAGCACCACAGGTAAATACATCACAAACTGCCATGTTCTTCTCTGGCCAAGTGTGGATGCTGATATGTGATTCAGCAAGAAGAGCAATGGCAGTTACACCGCATGGATCAAATTTGTGAGAGGTTACAGTAAGTAATGTACACATACCGTAAGACGCTGCATTAACGAGCACGTTACGGATGTGTGCTTCATCATCTAGTAAATGGTATGGGCATCCTTTCAATGTGAAGAGTATATGTTTCATGCATTTGGCTCAAGAGCGATATAATATTTAATCATATCACCTTGAAACAGAGCAACGTTCTTCTTACTAACAGTGACATTATAATCACCTTTGATAAGTTTTAGGTTCTCAACCTTGAAACAGAAACAGAATGTGTCGTCAGTTTGACCAACATTAACAGAGAAACTATTAGAAGTTTCATTCTTTTTATCAGTCAACTGTAGTTCCATGTTTCCATCCTTTCCTACCAAACAAAGATCAGAAAGAGAATAGATACTTGCAACCCTTTGCAGTTTATCAAGGTCTAGAGAACGCAAACGAAACTTTACATCCTCGGAAGGAAGAGAGATCTCCTTCTCTGGTGGTTGAGTAATGATATCTGGATCAGCGTAGAAGAAACGAGACTTGTATACTCCAGAACTATCGCTTACAGTTACATAGTTTTCATGTGTGGTATCAATCTTAGGACCATCAAGAGTATTCAAACCACCGATGAATACACCTAGATCATAGATTGAGATTTGAGAATCAAACTGCTCTTCGACTTCTGCAATAGCAAGAATATTTTTGTTGATACTCAGTGTTGAGATTTTGTTACCTGGTTTGATAACAATGGATTTATTAATCGCACAGAAGTTCTTTAGGACTTCAAGAGTTGGTTGCGAAATTACGGTCATCGTTCGTAGTCTACTGAAAATGCGGTTGGATTTGATGCTGCTGATGCTGCTGCAGAAGCAGTTTTGTCATTGAAGTGGAGTAACAGCATTGCGTAGTGAATGATCTTGATAATGTCTTTCCTTGCTGTACCCTTTCTGTCATAACGAGAAGCATACTTTAGGATGTTACTCCTACAGAATGCTTCAGCGTCTCCGACAGAATCAATAAGGTCAAGAGTCTGAACGTTACCGACAGAGTAATGACCTTTGTATGTGTTAGAGATGTAATCGGACACCTCTTTGAGGATCTCGTCCTCGCTATACTTTTGATTCATAATAAGGAGGGTATTTCTCAACCCTCAGTATACTCTGAATCGTCGCTCGCGTCAACCTTTGTATAAAGATCGAGGAAAGAT